ACTCCGGGGCTGACGAAGGTCGGCTACGACGGCGACGGCCGGAAGTACGCCGGCCCGGTCTACATCGGCAAGCAGGCCAAGCCCGGGGACGCCGAGCTCGTCGACACGATCCTGCACGAGGAGCTGGAGGCGCGCATCTGGCTCAACAGGCACGGAAGCGAGCGCTATTGGCGCCTGAACAGCGCCGGAGACGACGAGAGGCACGCGTACATCCAGAAGATCATCGACCGCTATGTTAGAATGAAGGGCATATCATGAACAAGATCGAGGACATATTCGACGTTCTGCTCGAAGGGACGAAAGCGCAGATCGACGCGCTGGAAGGATGCGGCGCATCGTACCGCTACTCCATGGAGAGCGGTACGTTCACCGTCTCGCTCGGGCGCGACGAGATCAGGGCGCACAAGCTGTTCGACCCTCCGGCCTGCACGAGGTGGCGAGGGTTCGAGCACGCGTTCTAGGCGAGCCCGCTTCGGCGGGCTTTTTTGCCGCCAAAAAAAAACGTATATATATACTATACTTCACTTTACGTTGATATCTACGTATGCTATAATGATTGCATCGAAAGGGACGAGGAAAGGAAACGGAAATGAAGTTCGACGAGATCAGCTGCTACGCCACGGTCAACGCAACCGACGGCGCGAAGGTCGCCGAGCTTGCCGAGTCCATGAAGGAGAACGGCTGGAAGGGCGCCCCCATCCTCGTGTGCAACATGGGCCTCGTCACCGGATCGCACCGCCTCGCCGCGCTCAAGGCGATCGACTCCGATGCGGAATACGACGGAGAGGTTCTTTACGAGGACGTTGCCGAAGACGTGACCGACGAGATCAACGACTACTGCGAGCGCGAGGGCATCGGCTTCGAAGAGATCCAGTTCGACAACCTGCGCGACGTGTTCGCCGGGACGTGGGTCGAGGAATACAAAGACGAGATCGTCGAGTGGTAGGAGACGAAATGAACAAGGTCATCAACGGCAAGCGGTACGACACCGACAAGGCGGAGCAGATCGCGCAGAGCGACAACGGCTGCTACGTCGGCGACCTGGACTACTACTGCGAGACCCTCTACCGCAAGCGCACGGGCGAGTTCTTCCTGCACTCCGAGGGCGGGCCGCGCACGAGGTGCGCCAAGCGCGACGGCTCGGGATGGGCCGGCGGCGAGGAGATAAGCCCGCAGTCGTACGAAGAGGCGCGCGAATGGGCCGAGGAGAACATGGACGCAGACGGGTACGCCTCCGTGTTCGGCGATCCGGACGACGACGGCGCGACGGTTCCCGCCATGCTCAGCATCAGCGCGAGCGCGAAGGCGAAGCTTGAGCGCGAGGCGTCGCGCACCGGCAAGACGCAATCGCGCATCGTCGAAGAACTCATTGAGGCGATGTGACCGCATGGGAGCGCCAGTCGATATTGCCGGCCAGAGGTTCGGACGGCTCGTCGCCGTGAGGGTCGCACAGTCGAAGCCGAGGAAATGGCTGTGCAGATGCGACTGCGGAAACGATACGGTAGTCCTGACGCGCGACCTGCGCAACGGCAACACGACATCGTGCGGGTGCCGCAAGAAGGACTACGAGGACCTGACGGGCGAAAGGTTCGGCAAGCTCGTAGCAGAAGAGTACGCCGGAAACTCCAACGGTTACTCGATGTGGCTGTGCGGATGCGATTGCGGGCGCAAGGTCACCGTGCGCTCGGTGTCGCTCAAAGACGGCAACACCCGCTCGTGCGGGTGCCTCTCCTCAGAGGTCGAGCGCATGCCCTCCGACGCGGTGGACGGCACCAAGCTCGGAAATCTAGGTGGAACGCCGACATGCCAGAACACCAGCGGCGTCAGGGGTGTGTCGTGGAACAGACAGAAAGGCAAGTGGGAGGCTTACATCAAGTTCCAGGGGAAGAAGCGAAGACTTGGCTTATTCGATGATATAGCCGCCGCAGCCGAGGCGCGCAGGGAAGCGGAGCAGGAGCTGTTCGACCCCGTGCTAGAAGCCCATGGGCTGGAACCGACGAGCGAGGCCGAGTACGAGGAGGCACTGCGAAAAGCGGTCGATAACGAGAAAACCAACTAGCGGCAATCGTCCGCATGAGCCGCCCTACGGGGCGGCTTTTTTCATGCCCGGTGACACCTCCCCCATCATGCTGCCATCGCGAGCGCCGAGCGAAGAGGCGCATCGTTCGCCGGCCCCGAGCGGAGAGGGGCGCGTCAAGCGCGCAGGGAAGCGCGTACAAAACACGACGATAGGAGCAGGATGGCCAACCAGGATCCCAACACCGACCCCGCGGGCGCGGGCCAGCAGACCGACCCGAAGCCGAACGGCGACGGCGGCGCAAAGGGCGAGCCCGACCTCAAAGCGCAGAACGCGCGCCTCACCCAGGAGCGCGACGATTGGAAGAAGCGCGCCGAGGAGGCCGAGGGCCAGCTCAAAGACCTCAACGACAGCCTGGCCAAAGCCCTTACCGAGGACGACGTGAAGGCCGCCGTCGAGGAGGCGCAAGGCGAGGCCAAGAAGGCGGCGGACGCCGCCGAGAGCGCGTGGAAGCAGCGCGAGAAGTCCCTCGTGGTCGAGAACGCGCTGATCGCCGCGGGATGCAGCGACACCGTGGGCGCGATCGCCCACCTGGACATGGACGGCATCGACGTGGCCAAGGACGGGCACGTGTCCGGCCTCGATGTCGCCAAGGTCAAGGAGTCCTACCCCCACCTGTTCGACGCGAAAACCGTGGTCAGCTCGGCGGCGACGCCCGGCGGCCCGGCCAAGAAGATGACCAAGGACGAGATCATGGCGATCAAGGACCCGGCCGAGCGCCGGGCGAAGATCGCCGAGCACATGGATCTCTTCGAGTAAGGAGAAAAAACATGCCTGCAGACGCAAACATGCAGAAGGCGGCGGACTTCGCGAAAGTGAGCGCCGTCGACTTCGCCGCGCGATTCGAGACGAACATCAACCAGCTCGCCGAGCTGCTCGGCATCACGCGCATGATCGAGAAGAAGCCCGGCCAGGTCGTGAAGACCTACAAGGTGACCGGCAAGCTTGAGGACGGCAACGTCGCCGAGGGCGAGGTCATCCCCCTGTCCAAGTACAAGACCGAGGTCGGCGAGATCTTCGAGCTCAAGCTCAAGAAGTGGCGCAAGCAGACCTCCTACGAGGCCATCAACGACAAGGGCTACGAGCAGGCGGTCGAGGACACCGACGCGAAGATGCTGCGCGACGTCCAGGAGAGCATCCGCAAGGACTTCTTCGACTTCCTCCCCACCGGGACGGGCACGGCAGCCGGCGAGGGCCTGCAGGGCGCGCTCGCCGCCTGCTGGACGAAGAACCAGGTGCTGTGGGAGGACACCGACGCGAGCGGCTACCTCTACTTCGTCAACCCCGAGGACATCGGCGAGTACCTGGCCAAGAAGGACGTCACCGTGCAGACGGCGTTCGGCATGACCTACCTCGAGGCGTTCCTGGGCATCTACGACGTGCTGGTGTACACCGGCGTGCCGAAGGGCAAGGTCATCACGACGGCCAAGGACAACATCATCCTCTACTACACGAACCCCAAGAACGGGGACGTGGCCAAGGCGTTCGAGTTCGTTACCGACACGACCGGCCTCATCGGCGTGCATCGAACCGTAGACTACGACGACCTGACCACGAAGACGACCGTGCTCACCGGCTCCAAGCTGTTCGCCGAGGTCATGGACGGCATCGTGGTGTGCGCCATCGAGACCCCGTCGGCAACGCCCGCGCCGAACCCCGCAGGCTAGGCGATGCTCGGCCACGCCCCGACATACGCATGGTACTCGGCGGAGTACGGATCCGGCAGGCTCGGGCAGGACGAATACGAGGCCGTCCTGCCCGACGCCGAGGCGCGCGTCGACGAGAGGATCGCGCACCGCGACCTGTCGGCGATGCCGGACGGCGAGATCGACGCGTACAAGCGCGCCGTGTGCGCCGCCTGCGAGGCGCTAGCCGACCCGGCGGCATCGTCCTACACCGCCGGCGGCGTGTCCGAGCGCCTCGTGGACGCCGCGTCGATGTCGGTGGACCGGGCTATCGACCGCATGCTCG